TCAAGGAATTAGTCTTTGAACGTTCTCGGTATGTCTATAATGATGCGTTGGAGTATTTTAATCATAATTTTCTTAGTGAGATAAATACTTTGGCTATTGGTAAAGCACTTGAAGATATTGTTTTAGAGGATGATTCAGATGCAACCATTTAAGTATAGGAATCGAGTGAACAATGGTAATTTAAGATATCGAATTACTTTACAACAGTTTGTACCTGTGAAAGATGATCTAGGTCAAGAAATAGAAGGTGACTGGCAGGACTTTAAGAAAGTATGGGCTGATATTAAAACCATGCAAGGCAGGGAGTATTTAGCTGCAGCAGCTAACCATGCGGAGAATACATCAAGGTTTATCATTCGATATACACCTGGTATCACGAATGAAATGAGACTTAAATATGATGGTCGGGTTTATGATATCGTTGAGCCGCCTATTAATGACAATGAATTAAGTGAAACATTAACCATTATAGCTAAGGAAAAGGTGTGATTGTATGGTTAGTATCAACCAATTAAACAATGAAATCATGAGACAACTAAACATCTATACAAATGAAGTCCAGGATAAAATTATTCATACTCAAGAGGAGTTAGGAAAAGAAGCTGTAAAAGAATTAAAAAGTAATAGTCCGAAGGATACTGGAGATTATCGTAAGGGTTGGCGTTTGAAAAAGGAAAAGGATAAAGTGATTATCCACAATAAAACAAACTATCAATTAACCCACTTACTTGAAAAGGGACATGCAAATAGGGATGGAGGTAGGACTCCTCCACAAGTCCATATTGCCCCTGTGGAAGAAAGAATAGTTGGAGATTTTATTGAACGTGTGGAAAGTGATATTCAATCATGAATCTTATTGAATTGAAAAATATACTCGAAGCCACAGGTTATCCAGTGGCTTATTCACATTTTAAAGATAGTCCTCCAAGTGTACCTTATATTTGTTACAGAACCCAAGGTACAGAAAACTTTTTTGCAGACAACAAGATATATCAGGAAGTAGTTCCGGTGGATATTGAATTATATACCGAAAAGAAGGATCTAACAGCTGAGGGTAAAATCAGAGCTACTTTGCAAGACAATGAGATTAATTATGAGATGGTTCCTGAAGTTTATATAAATTCAGAGGAATTATTTTTAAATACATTTGAAGTGGAGTTGAGATAGTATGTCGGAAAATAAAGTAACTTTTGGATTGAAAAATGTTCATTATGCTACTTACGAAATTATTGAAAGTGCAATTGTTTTTGATAAACCTAAACCTATTCCAGGTGCGGTAGAAATGACAAACGAACCAAGAGGGGACATGGTGGAGTTTTATGCGGATGATATCCTTTACTATTCAGCACCGAATAACCAAGGATATGAAGGGAATTTAAACATTGCTAATATACCTCAAGATTTCGCTGTGGACTGTTTAGGTGAGGAACTGGACGAAACAGACGGGGTGTTAACGGAATATGCTGATGCAAAACCGAAACCATTTGCTTTGTTGTTCGAATTTGATGGAGATGTAAAAGCAACACGTCATGTGATGTATAATTGCACGGCTAACAGACCTAATGTAAATTCAACAACTAAAACGGATTCGGTTGAGCCAAATGCAAATGAATTATCGTATATATCAAGCCCTATCCAAATGAACAAACGACCTATCGTAAAAACAAAATCTACAGATAAAACTACAGATGCAATTTACGACGGCTGGTATGACAATGTTTATGTAAAAGGTCAAACAGCCATTCCAGAAGGGTGAGGGGCATAGATGGAAAAGACAATAACAATTGATAGTAAGGAAGTCCGTTTCAAGAGTAACGGGGCAACACCTATCAAATACCAAATGCAGTTTAGAAAAAATTTCTTCGCGGAAATTTTAAAGCTTCATAAACTAGGTAAATTAAAAAATATTGATGAAATAGATGATAATGTTATCGACGCACTGGATTTTAATGTGTTTTATAATATCGCTTGGACATTTGCTAAAACTGCAGATGCTAGTATTCCAGATCCAGAGAAATGGCTAGAATCATTTGATGAATTCCCGATATTCGATTTCATTACGGAATTGCAGGAAATGATTATGGCGAACATACAATCATCAAAAAAAAAATAAATGAACAAGAACAAGAGTCAGGTAACAGTGAAGAATTTAGCACTGAGAAATACCTGGCTCTTTGTTATAAATGCAAGCTAACACGATTAGACCTTGAAGATATGACAATAGGGATGTGTCTTGATTATATTGAGGAATACATTGAAATGAGCAATCCGAAAAGTAAAAAGAAGGCTAAGCGAAGGAAAGCAAAACAAACGGACTTTGACAGCTTCTAAAGCGAGGTGAGAATATGGCAAGCCGTATTAAAGGGATAACAATAGAACTCGGAGCAGACACCACTAGCCTTGAAGGTGCCTTATCTAATGTGAATAAGAAATCCCAACAACTCCAAAGTGAATTGAAGGATGTAGAAAAACTTCTTAAATTTGACCCCAACAATGTGGAGTTAGTGGCTCAACGTCAGCAACTTCTTACAGATTCTGTAGAGAATACTCGGAAAAAGTTAGACCAATTGAAACAGGCAGAAGCGCAAGTGCAACAACAATTCGAACGTGGAGATATTAAAGAGGAACAATATCGTGCGTTCCAGAGAGAAGTACAAGATACAGAACGTACTCTTCAAAGGTTTCAAGACTCTTTGGATGGCTTACAAAGAGAGCAAGAAAAGGTTGGGGAAGGTACACGGAGATTATCGACCTTATTTGAAGCCACAGGGACGTCTGTAGAGGATTATTCCGATGAAATAGGGCAAAGGTTAGTAAGAGCCATTCAAAACGGTACAGCGACCAGCAGAGACCTTGAAACAGCCTTTCAACGTATTGGAAGAAAAGCTATTGGTGCCCAAGGGGATATCGAACAGTTAAGAACTAGCTTGAATTCCACGGATGACGGAAATGCTCTTGAAAATGTAAGGCGAGATATTCAAAGAATAGCTGATGAAGCCAGCGCAGCCGAAGCAGAGATAGAAGATTTAGATATTGGACTCGAGAATGTTCTTGGTGGAGTAGTTGCTGGAGGCGGTATTTCAAAGGCAGTTGAAACTGCACTTGAACAGGCTACCATAGATACGAAAGTTGACATTATTTTAGACCTGCCAGAACAATCTGTGAAGGCTGTTAAACAATCTGTAGCAGATGTTTCTGCTTTAATTGAAGATCAAGAAGCTGCTTTAGAAGGTACAAGCAAATTATGGCTGTTAAATAAAGATGCAACTGATGAGGTTAATGCATCTATCGCTGAAGGTGCTGCGGCTATTTCTTATGCATTTTCTGAAATAGATTATGGGGAGCTTATTCAAGAATCATATGAGATTGGGAAAGAATTAGAAATTAATCAAGGGCAAGCTATAGCTTTAGTAGACAGCTTGTTAAAAGCCGGTTTCCCACCAGATCAATTAGATATTATGGCTGAATACGGTGCTCAACTTCATCGTGCGGGTTACGAGGCGGATGAAATTAGAGGAATATTTGCGGCAGGCGTTGATACTGGAACTTGGAATATTGACGTACTTTTAGATGGACTCAAAGAAGGGCGCATCGGTTTAGCTGAATTTGGCCAAGGGATAGATGATTCAACAAAAGAAGCTATAAAAGGTACGGATATTTCTGCAAAACAGTTAAAAAAATGGGGGAAAGCTGTAGCTAATGGAGGTAATGAAGGTAAGGTTGCCATGTTAGAAGCAGCTCTGGCACTAGATAAAATAGAGGACGGTACTAAGAATAATCAGGTCGGAGTAAAGCTTTTTGGAACGCTTTATGAAGAGAATGGGGTCAAGATAACAGATACCATTCTTGGAGCAAAAGATGAAGTAGAGTCCTTAGATGATATGCAACAAGGATTAAATGATACTATCTCAAAGGCAAACGCAGATCCGTTGGTTTCAATGAGAAATGCCATTAATGACATGGTCATTGCTATGGCGCCATTACTTACCCTTATTGCAGATATAATCTCAAAGTTTGCTGAATGGGTAGGAAATAATCCTGTATTAGCAGCAACTATCACTGCAGTTACTGTTGCTATTGGAATACTCTTGGGATTAATAATTGCTTTAGCACCTATATTTGCAACATTAGCAAGCGCAGCAGCAATTGCAGAATTGTCTATAGGGGCATTATTAGCTCCTTTTACAGGAATAGTGGTTGTGATAGCTGTCGTTCTAGCTATAATAGGTGCTCTTGTAGTAGCTTTTGTTGCTTTATATCAAAAAAATGAGACCTTCCGAAACAAAGTCCAAGAAATTTGGACAGCGATTAAGGAGGCCTTTTTTATTGCCTTGGATTATATAAAGAACCTTGTTACAACCATCATGACTGAGGTATCTAACTTTTTTGGAGAAGTACTTACAAGGATAAAGACTTTTTGGGATGAAAATGGACAACAGATCATGGCGATTGTAAATATGTTTATGAATAACACCAAAGCTGTCATTGAAGGAGTAATGGGAGTAATTAAAGGTCTCTTTGAAGTAATATGGCCCTTAATTGTAGCTACGGTAAGATATGCCTGGGAGACAATTCAGCTTGTGGTGAAAACTGCTATTGACCTAGTGTTAGGTATTATACAAACAGTCTTAAAGTTAATAAAAGGAGATTGGGAAGGTGCTTGGGAATCCATAAAGCAAACTTTCGAGAATATATGGGATAACATTACATCTTTTCTAGAAGGAATTGACCTTGCTGGAACAGGTAAACACATTATGCAGGGCTTAATAGATGGTATCGCCTCAATGGGAGGTGCAATTTGGGACAGTGTAACTTCTATTGGACAGAATATTAAAGATGGATTCACAAGCTTCTTTGACATCAACAGTCCATCCCGATTAATGCGTGATGAAATAGGTAAGTATATCGGTGCAGGTCTTGCTGTTGGTATGGAACAATCTACAGCTCGGATAGCAAGGGCATCAGATTCAATGAAAGATGCTGCATATCCTGATTTATCTAAGTCGGGATCTACTTCATCTAGCTCTAATACTTATAACTTTGACGGTATGTTAAAAGGAGCTGTCTTTCATGTTAGAGAAGAAGCAGATATTGATAAAATAGCAACAAAGCTGAGAGATCGTACGGTATCAGTTGCAAGAAAAGGAGGGGTGATTTTTGGCAACTAAACTAGGTAACTATACATTTGCAGACTTTGGATTAATTGAAGAGTTTGGACATGTTCATCCCTCCACACCAGAATTTGAAGAGCAAACATTAGCCATTCCTGGCAGAAGAGGATTGCTAAGTTTTGGTTCAAAAATAGGAGCAATACAATTCAGTCTACCTGTAAAAGTTTTTGTCCGCGATAGGTACGAAAGGCAGCGAAGAAAGAATCAATTCGTTGCCTTTTTATTTGATGGCTATGGCCAACCCAAGGAATTTAAGTTGTCCTTTGATTATGAACAGGATAAATATTATTTAGTTAAAGTAAGCAGTCAATTCACACCAGAAATGCTATTTCAAATGGACCAATTTGATTTACCTTTAGTTGCTCATGATCCTACGAAGTATTTCTTAGTCAACTCAGATGAAATCAGGATGAACAGTCATATTCCTATACGCTCACATGTAAGACCTGCCAGGCATTTATTTGCTGTTTCAAGCAATCAAACTATCCAACTTGTTAATGATGGAAGCTTAGCTTTACGGCCAAGAATAACCATTTCAGGTACAGCAAGCAGCATAACCATTAAGAATACAAGGACCAATCAATCTTTTAAGATGAGCAATATTGCATCAAATAAGCCCGTCATTGTGGAAGGCAAAACCTACATGGTAACTGAAGGTGGAGCGGATACCTTTTCAAAATTGGTTGGTGATTTCATTGATTTACTAACAGGCATAAACAATTTAACGATTTCAGGTGAGAACATGAACTTAACCATTAGTTTTAAATACCAATTTCAATATATATAAGGAGGTGAAATCATGGCTGATGTACCTTTGATTAAGGAGGATGCTTATCTTGATGAGGCATACTCAGTATTTAATCAAGCTATTAGCAAGGTAAATTCAAAGTTAACAGCACAAGGAATCATCATTACTAAGTATCCCCTTAACGTTAATACAACGAACAGGACACTGGAATTTCCGACAGGTGGATATATTGGAGTCAATTTTCAAGATGTAAACACATCTTTAACAGCTAGTTTAGTAGGAAAAACGATATCTTTAGATACAACTAGCGGATCTGTATTTATTGCTTTTAATACATCAACAAAGGCTATTGAAGCCGTTGAGTATAGTGCTGACCTTGGTGTTTATCATGTTCTATTAGGATATATAATTTTTGACGGAACAAACGGGATGGTGTTGAATGCATCCTATACAGTGGACGGGAAATCTTGGGTAGCTGACGGGTCTATAACTTCTAAAAAATCAACGAACTTAGGCTCTTTTGGAGCCATTACATCTTTAAGGCCAGTCAATATAGATGTGGTAAATAAGAAGATGAACTTTCCAGCAGCAGGCTATATGGGTATGATTTATAAGAATTATAATGTTAGCTTGTCTTCTTTAATTGGAACCTCCATTGATTTACCTACAACTAATGGTTTCTTTGTCAAGATGGATACTGCGAGTAAGGCTGTTGGAACAGTTGCCAGTACCTCCGCATTAACAGAAACAGAAATCCTATTAGGTTATATTTACTGGTCGCCTTTAAATATTTGTTTGCCTGGTTTAAATTACACGATAAATGCAGCAAGTATGACAGGGTTAGGAGACAGTCTTACTTGGGGAGACAACGGTCAAGGAACGGGAAGCAATAGCATAAGTTGGTTGGCGCAATTGCCGTTTGGAAAAGTTAATAACAATGGTATTAGGGGGGCACGAATAGCAGTAACATCAGGAAGAACTGATAGCTTTGTAGAAAGATACCCTACAATTCCTTCGGCTGATGTGATGAGT